ACCACTCGGTAGATGTCGGCAGGTGTGCTAGTTGGGAGAACATTAGTTGCTTGCATCCCATACTCATCACGAGTGAGCATTGAAAGTATCTGCAATCCATTGTTGGTGGCATCCATGTTCACGGGTAAGAAGCTGTCTATCTTCTTGTTTACCATGTAATTACGCCACTCAAAGCACCACGCTAAGAACTGCCAAGGGCTTGCTGCCTCTGTCCACAGTAGGTGGTCGGTAGGATTCTGGGCAATGTCTATTGCTATCTTGCCAAAGTCGTAAGCCCACTTAACGCGCTCACCAAGTGATACCTTGTCATTACCAAAGGTGTTGGCTCCGTGTATGGCTAACCAACGTGCATCCTTCTCATTCTTAATCTTACAAGACCGATAGAACTGCAAGAGTCCTCGTGACATATCAGTGCCTTGAACACCAAGGAAAGCAGGGACGTTGTAAACCCTACCTCTGAAGTCACAGTTACTAGGATAGAAGAAACGATTACCTTTTAGTTTCTCTGCTACATATAAAGTCTTGGACGTAAGTAGTCGTTTGCTACGTGTCGATAGGTTGCGACCATAGATACCTGCTGCAATCCGTCTCCATGTAGTATTACTATCAGGGTTGTCATGAAAGTCACTCGGAATATCTGGTAGCTCTTCATCCTCTCGGCTAGGTAGCTCACCTACTTGCACATTGTTTTTCCAAGCCCAGTCCATCACCTTGTAGACATTATCGTTCACTGTCCAAGGTGTATTCTGGATGAGGTTACACGCCTCCATCGGTTCCTCTAGCTTACCTTTGATAGACCTGATGTAGTCCATGTTGGTGGACTTGATAAAAGGAAGTTTGGGGAGATAGGTGTCGGAGGAGCTGTACCCACCTTCCCAAACAGACTGCCAAGGTGTTGGGAGTTCCACGCTTGGTAGCCAGAACGGTTCGAGGAGTTCACGGTCGGTGTTATAATCCTCAATCCATTGTAGTGTTTCTTTCGTTGCCGTTACATATCTAGTTGGGGACTTCTTCTTGCGCTTCCCGTCTTGAACATAGATATATTCTATTAACCCAGTGCTTACCCTGAGTATCTCTACTAAGTTTAGACCACAACTTAATCTATCTCGTTGTCTCCACCCCTCCCATTCTGGCATCAATCCCTTATCGGTTTCATGGAGCATTGAACGTCTGATGTGCCGCCTTGTATTACCAAGACCGCCTCGCTTACGCTTTGCACCCAAGATGATGCCTTCTCCCTTAGGATTATTCCTAACTAGAAATGAACACCTTATCTCATCCTCGACTCGTGCGCCTACAAAGGCAGCTACACTGCTCATTGGTTTACGCAAGGTAATGCTATCAATAACTGCTTTGATTGTGATGAAAGCAACCACAGGTGCTTTAGCTTTTACAATATCAATTTGCCACCTAGCTTTAGTCTTTGGTTTTTTCCAAGTCTTATAAGAATCTTCAATCGCTTTGGCTAATAATGGTAAAGCTCCGCGCATCAATCTCTGCCCATACTTTGTCTCTCCCTCAACCTCTCTCGCCTTGGCACTTTCGATTTTATTTCGATAGCGACCCTTGCCAATTTCTGACATATCAGCGTTAAGTTTTTGTTGATTTAGCATAAGTGTGATTGTCCCTATACGGACAACGAAATCAATTTACTTTCATAAATGAAATAAATATTTGGTCTAGTGTATAGGGTGAGTTTTAGATAGTTTCAGTTGTGTAATTAAATAACGTGGATTTTAAGTCCAGTGCGTCTACCATTCCGCCACGCTCGCATATTCCATATTAACTAGAGAAATCAAAGACTTACAACGAAAAAAATCAGAGAAAAAAATTGATATTAGGGACAAAAATAGTGCAAGATTGTCCCTGATTTGTCCGTGGTTTGTCCCTAACTTTTTTGTATCTATGTTAGTTAACATCACTGTCGTTACCTTTATCAATTAAAACACGTTCACTGAGTCGTTTAATCTTAGCCTTCAAACCCTCGATGTCGTTATTAAGGGTCTCATTTTGTTTTGTCAAGGCATCACAAGCCTTGGTCATAGAATTAAGTCCTCGTGTTAAAATATTTTCGGTATCAGGTGCGTATAGTGACTTACTTTTTTTTGCGGGCATATTTAGTTTTAGGTTTGGTTTTAGGTTTAGTTATCTTAAGCTTTGCAGCTTGCTTCAGTAGTATTGTGGCGGTTCTCATAAGGTGTTTTCTTTGATTGAATTAAGTGCCTCTCTAGCGTCAAGCAAATTGGTTGGGATTAGCTTGGCGTAAATCAAGGTAGTCTGGATTGTCTTGTGACCCATCCACTTCTGCACGATGGCAAGGTTGATACCACGTTGCACCATACGTGACGCACAGGTGTGCCTTGTGAGGTAGAACACAAACTCTTTGTCGGCTTCATGAGTGTGACCCGTCGCTGCTCTGACCCAATCCCAGTTCTTTCTTATGGTTGGTTTGTCGAACTTAGCAAAGGGATACACAGCGTCACCCACGAGTTTGTTGTAGGCTCTCACGGCTCGGTCAGTCAAGGGCAGGGTGCGCGGTAGGGTAGTACCTGCGGTGTTTTTAACTGACTTGATGTCTACCACCCATCCTAGTTGGTCATCAAGCCTTACGTCCCTCTTGTGGATGCCTCGTGCCTCGCTAGGTCTCATGCCTGTGTCGATTGACCAGATAAAGAAGTTCCTAAAGTCCTTCCTGCCGTGTTCCGTGAGCAAGTCTATGATAAGGGTCTCTTCCTCAAGGTTAAAGAAGCGAAGTCTCGCGTTGTTACCCACCCTCGGTCTCTCTATCTTAGGTTTTACCTTGATGTAACCTCGGTCGTTAGCAAAACGTATGCACTTACTGAGTGTCGATAGCTTACTATTGATGGTGGATGGCTTGTTGCCCTTGTTTTGTAGATACATGATGAAATCATCCACCTTCTCCGTCGTGATGGAGTCCAATGGTGTCATTGGCATAAAGAACTTCTCAAGAATCTTCATGTTTATCAGACTGACCTCCTCATTAGGCTTATTCTGCCAGTATTTAACAAAGGTTTTGTCTAGCATCTGTCCTAGCGTGTATGCCTTTGCCTTTTCAACGGCTTCCAAGGGCTGACCATACTGGTGCTGCCTACGTGTCTCCACCTCAAACGCTTGTGCGTCTAGCTCGGTGTCAAACTGTCTTTTGATACGCTTTCCTTCCAACATAAAGTCGGCTAGGAACTTATTGTGATTTGCTCTTACTGCCATGTGTGTCCTCTAATATTTCTATTATTTGTAATTTAAGTGCGTTTCCCTTGTCGGTAAGTGATACGCTTTTCTTTCGTGTGTCCTCGGTGTCCATAGATAGTGTAATCATATCGCGGTCACTGAGTAGTTTTAGACTTCTGGTTACTGAGACTGCCGATAGGTCTAGGTCTCTTATGATTGATTGGCAATAGACAACGCTATGTTCGGACTGGTAAAGATACGCAAGCAACTTTCCATCCCTAAAAGAGTGTTGCCCTATGTATTGCTCAACCTTCTCTAGCAAACCAATGAGTTTTGAAACAGACATTTTTTATTCTCCCTTTGCTATCTTTGAAGATAACTAATGTAAATAAATATGGTATTGTTATTATACTTGATACTTTAATTGTTGTGTTTGGCACTCAGTTATCTCCCAATTTGATAGCACATCCCTAACTTGTTAAGTATTTCATTAGTGAAACAGTTTCATATTTGAAAACAAATGTCAATAGGTGTTATGCTTGTCCCTTTTTAGGCATCGGTAAGTCAAAACTGCCTAAAACATAGGCACTAACCGCAGGTGGCTTGGTGTATCCCCGTCTTGCCCAAAATGCTTTCCAATTCTTGTCAATGTGTTCCTGTTCTGCAAGATTTAGAATGGTAGATGGTAGCTTAACCTTTATAGGTACAGCTCGGAATAGGTTTCGTCTGTTTTTAACTCTCATTGTCGCTATAAGGTGTCCATCGTTGCCAGTCATCTACTGTTTTAATCGTGAGTTGCTCTAGCTGCCTATCCTTGTCTTTTATGACGGCTTTAAGCTGCTTATTTTCAAACTCAAGGTGTTCTATTATCTCAGTAATAGAGCGCGGTGTTTCATTCCATATATTAA